GTCTCCGAACCTGCTCGTCCGTCTAAAAAGCCGACCCTATTTGCGCCGCTAGTCGAGTGGACGTTCATAGGCTTCAATCAATGGGGCGTCACCACGCACCTGATTACACTTGACATTGCATATTGGGCATCCTCGCACTCCGTGTGCTGGTCGTCCTGTGCGGTAGTCGGTGTGGTTGTCTGCGAAGTGCGCGTGTGGCTTGAGGTGGTCTACATCCCATGCACCTCCGTGCCCGCAGAGGTGACACACGTGGCCATAGTGCGCGAACACTTCTTGACGCCAGATACGGTATCTGTGTCCGTTTCTCAACGGTACCTCCCGGGGGGGTGTATATCTCACACGTCGGGTCTGGATACAGGTAGGGGGGTTGCGTCCCTTCCCCAACGGACGCAACCCCCCAGCCCTTACCTTCTCACCCCTGAGAGGACCGAGCGACGGGAGGTCCGGCGCGATCGGCGTACCCCCAGGATACCATGCCGTTTAGCCTGCTGTCGAGGGGTGGTCCGGGACGACTCTCGTCCCGAGAACCTCTTTAGCGGGGGGGTTCTCCAGGTAGTGGATCATGGCCTTGAAATAGGTGATGTCGTCCCGGATTCTGCCGAGCAGGTCGTTGCAGTGTTTGCACAGCCGACCTCGGACTTCACCTGTCTTGTGGTCGTGGTCGGTGGAAAGGCTGCGTCCGCCGGAACCGTCGTAGTTGGTCCAGGGTGCGCAGATACAACCTCCGCCCTGATGCTCCTCGATCGCCAAGGCTTCCTCGAGGGTGATGCCGTAAACTCGGCGCTGCCTCGCGTCGCGGGATTTCGCTGAGGCGGTCCTGCGGTGGGCGCGTCCGCAGGTCGAGCAGTGATATCCGGTCTTACGCTGCGGGATCGGCTTGAGTTTCTTGTTGGCTGCCTTGCAGACCGCGCAGAATAATCCGGCAGCCAACCGCTGCTGTGCTTGCCCCGCCGTGACTCGCCCCAGATCGAACCATGGCTTGAGGTATTCCGGGGTCGGGTCGCTCTCGCTCATCGGTGGCACCTTCCGATCCAGTCGATCTGCCCGCCCACTTTGGCGCACTGGTTGTCGGCACCGGTGACGAACATCGCCATCCCGCAGATTGCTCCGACGAGGCAGAACAGGAGCAGGAAGACCAGCGCGGTCCCGGCGGACTCTCCCGGCTTCGGTTCCGTCCTCACCAGCTCGGGCCCTTCACGCGGTATTGGTGGTGGCCCTGCCCGTTCTTCTCGTCCTTGATGAGCCCCTTCGCTTCGAGGGCTTGGAGCAGGTCCCGCGTCGGGCTCGGGTTCATGTTGAGCTTCGTGGTGATGTTGCTGATGCTGGTGTCGGGGTTGTCCCTGATGAACTGCAAGATGCGGTCTGCGTTCGTGCCGGGTTGTGGGTATACTCGCGCCATGGGTCCTATCCTACCGTCAGTATGGTGGGGTGTCTGCAGCCGATCCCGAATCCAGCCGCCCTCCCCCTGGGAGCCTCGCAGGCCATCGAACCCCACACCGATGTTCCGGGTACCGAGCCCCGAACTTCGGATCCTGGATCCGATAAGAGTCGAGTTCGATAAGCCCGCTCCTACGCATCGCGAACAGGCGCATCCCCCCGAGAACGACGAGCTGTTGTTGAATCAGGTCGAGCGCCACGAGGTCAGCCTCCACGTGGAGACCCTCGGCTATTCCGGCAGCCAACCACAAACGGCACTTGCGACATCGCCGGATGACGGGGATTGTCGTGTCGAAATGCCGGAAGAATCGCGGAGGTTTGATCTTCTTCTTTGAAACCATCGTCACTCCCTGTATAGCGTGGAGCGTGGAGAGCGTGGAGAGCGTGGAGAGGGGGTACGCAGCGTGGAGAGGGGGAGGAATCCTACGGGGGAACAATGGGGGGAATCCCCCCTCTGACCGGCCCACAGAAAAAAGGAATCCTATCCTTTTTCTACGCTGAAAAAGAGGACGCTGCTCCTCTCTGTGCGCGGCCCCCCCCTCTCCACGCTCCACGCTCCACGCTATCACCATGCGTTTTGGCTGCCGCTCCACGCTCTCCACGCTGTCTCCACATACTAGCCGTGATAGGACATCTTCCGGATTCGTCGACCACCGGCTGCGATCTCCGGTCCCTCCACCACCCCGGGGGTCGCAGCGAGGGATGCTCGAACGTCCTCCCAGTATTCTTTGCGGCTGCGGGCGTCCATGGCCTGTTGCAGCTCCCGGGGGCTGAACTCCTTCCCGGGGTTGGCCTGCATCAGCTCCAGGAGCTTCGTTCCCAATTCGTAGATCCGGCCTGTCCGCTCGTCTCTGATCACCACCTCGGCGATCTGCTCGTGGACCCGGGCGACAGCACGGTTCTTGCCCCGGCGGGCGTGGTCATCGCGTTCTGCCTCGTCGAGTGCTTTCTGGCAGATCGACCGGGTCTGGTCGCTGATCCTCATGACGATCCGGGCGAGTCGCCAGTCATCGTCGGTGACCTCCAATCTTCGATCCAGGAACCCCAGCATCGCGGCGACCTTCAGTTGTGTCAGGAACGAGTGCGAGTCCATCCCCCCGTGTTCTGAGGCCAGGTTCTCCTCGCGGGCGTCGATGATCTCGTTCTCGACCTGGCGACTGACTGGGATCTCGTACCGGGGTTTCTGTTCGACGGGTTCCGGCTCGTCCTTCTCACCGCGCTGCGGACCTTCCGGCAACCAGACGTCGTATTCGATCTGCGGCGGCTGCCCGGCGTAGAGCGGGGGTTGCAGCTTATCGGTCCGTCGCAGGAGATTCGGATCGTGTACTGGCAGCCACAGGAACCGCTGCGGCAGCCCGCCGTCTGCGTCCTGGAGCAGAACCCCCGACCGTGCGGGCTGGATGCCGACCACAGCCGACGCACGGTACCGGTGAGCCGCGACCGGCCTCCTGCGCTCTTTGGCTGCGTACTGCGCTCCGAGCCGTTCGCCGCTGTACATCTTGCGCAGGTGGGGGATCAGCGCCGATCCGGTCATCTCGGCGTGTGCCTTCATCGTGTCGATTTCCGGCACGTAGAAGAACGCCACGTCGTTGTACTGCACGGCCCCCAGCTTGGGTGTGGACTCTGTGAACGTGGCATCCACGCCCTGTGGGGTGCCGACCTCCTCTACCGGGAACCGCCCCTCACAGTCGAGGTATTCCAGGGCGACCGACCACGCCGCCCCTTTGCCCTTGCCGGACGGACCGACCAATCCCACCAGCATGTTCAGGCTCGCGAGCCCACCGACGATCCGTGGCAACACGACGTGCGGGCCGACCCTGCACGAGGCGAGGGCGAGGACCGACCCGAGCATCGCCCACGGCGACACCCGGCGCTGCCTGGCCAACCATCTGATGTCGCTGAGGTATGACCTCTCCTGCCAGAACGTGGTTTCTATCGGCAGGAGCCCCGTCCCGGTGCTGGCGGGGGCCGGGGGGGTGTCGGTGCGGGCCGGGGGCGTCTGATTCGCGGGTGGACCTCCCAGGGGTGTCGTCGGTGCCACGGGGGCGGCTGGCCGTGCCCGCTGCGGCATCATGGCGCTTCTGATTGTGTTGGCTGCCGCGCGGAGATCGCCCCCGTGGTTCATCCAGGCGTAGAGTTGCCCAGGGCTCAACGCCCGATCGGTGGGCAGCTCGGTGCTCGAACTGAAGCTGTAGAACACCTGCCGACCGTCCGGCATGGTCGCGATGTTGCCCGACACTCCGTCTTTCTGGTCTTTGCCCGGACGCACGAAGTATCGTTTATCTTGGTGTTCGTAGGCGTAGGACCACCCGGCAGCCAACAACATCGACTCCAGGTCGTATTGCCGACCGTACCAGTCGAGCGGGCTCTCCTCGCCCACCGCGTCATCGAATCCTCGCAGCGGGGCGACCAGCTTCGACGCTCCGGGGCCACGGGGCGGGCCCGGAGCGGGCGGGGGTGCGTACGTGCGGGGTGGGGCCGTCTGATTCGTCCCCGTGGACGCGGGACGGGTCTTCTGGGCCACGCCGGGGGCGGCTGCGATCGTCTCCCACAGCGGTGTGGGCCCGAGCAGGTCAGGGACGAGCCCACGAATCGTGTAGCCGGGGTTGCCGGGGGCGAGAATCCAGCCGTGGTGGGCACGCAGGTCGACGCCCCACACCTCATCGGCATTCTGTTTGTTGTGCGCCGCGCTCCCTGCGAACCACAGGTGACGGCCCCCGCTGGGAGTCACCACCAACATCGACTTCTCCGGATTGATCGTGCCGCTGTCCAGCAACGCCGTCAGCTGCTGGATTCCAGGCTTGCCCTCCGAGACGTCGAAGTCCAACACGTCGGGTCCATCCTGGCATCCGCACCCACAGGCGAGGCCTGTCTTGATCCCGACCCGCGCCCCCGCGTCCCACTTCGATTTCCACCCGAGGATCGTCTGCGGGTTGGTTGTTGCCTGCCGTTCCCAGCCCTTGCCCATCCACGGCGCTTTGGTCGTGGGATCCGCCGGGCCTACAGCGAACCCCCGCGATGCCCAGACCAGGGCAAGGCTAAGGGGCGTGTCGGCGATCGCCAGGGCTTCTTTAATTGGCATGAGCTGATTGCTGCTAAGGTCCATCTTCCCTCCAGGGTGGGGAACGAGCTTGGAGACGGACCGACCCCCGGCTCACTTTCACTGAGTCGGGGGTCGGCCTCTAGGAGGGTCGGTCGGTCAGCTGGCCGCGTTGCCCTGGTTCTGCATGATCGCGATCATCTTGGCCTGCTCCTCCGGCGGCAGCCCTGCGATCATCGCCATGTAGTCCATTCCGTTACCGGCCGGGGCCACTGCCGCCGGAGCGAGCGCCGGGATGGCAACCGCAGCCGGAACTGTCGCCGGAGCGACGGCAGCCTGTGCGAACTGTGCGGCAGGGGCCGGGACCGCAACGGGCGCAGGGGCCGGGGGTGCCGCAACAGCCGGGGGGCGAGCGGCCACCGGAGCGGGAGCCGGAGGAGCCGGAGGTGCGGTCGGGTTGGCTGCCGGGGGGGTCGTGGCCGGAGCGCTGAGGTTGCTCGCGTCCCGGATGGCCTCGACGGTCTCGGCCTGGAAACCCTGGCCCTCCGGCGTGTGGTCCAACCACGACCCCAGGAACGCCATCCATTCGGGTTCGAGGGTGACGTCCTGGAGCAGCCACGGGGCGGACTGTCCCGGCTTGGCCTGTCCCTGGTAGATCCGACCGGCGATGAACTCACCGATCTGCTTGCGCAGGTTGTTGTACAGGCTCACGTTGAAGAACAGCACACCCCGGTAGATCGTCGGGTTCTGCGGGTCCTCAGCGAAGTCGGCCACGTTGCACTTGATGGCCTGACTGGTGTCGTCGCCCTTGTCGTACTCGGTCTTGATCGACGGGATGTACTCGATCGGGCCGAGGATCAGCGTGTGACCGACGATGTCCTTGGGCTTGAGCTGGTCGCCCTGCTCCATCTGCTTCGGGGCGGAAAGGCCCATCTCTCGTTCTCCTTCTCTCGTCCTGTCCCGGCGTGCCGGGCGGGGTGGTATCCCTATCTGATCACGGGCCTTGCCTAGCTGTCAAGACGCCGGGTTGATCTCCCAGACGACCACCCTCAGGTCGTCGCTGGTGTCGCTGGTGCCGACGGTCGGCGGACCGATCGTCCGACCCAGAGCCCTTGCTTCGGTCTCCGCGTGGCTGGTGAGGATCAGCATTCCTTCGAGGCTCTGGGTGATCGCGAACGGCACCTCGACATACAGCACGCCCTTAACCACGGGGGGCGATCCCGTCGAACTCTCCGGCCTTCACGCCGTCGATGAATGCCCACCACTCGTCCAGGCCGAACACCAGGATCGGCTGTTTCGCCAGGACGTCCTGTTTGGTGTCCCGGACGATGACCGCACCCTTGCCAGCCGCAGTCACGTCGACGCAGTTGTTGCCACCGTTGCCGTTGCTGAAGCTGCTCTTCACCGCTTGCGCCTCCCACCGAAATCGGTGAACCAAGCAACGACCAGCAGCAACCCGGCGATGATGCCATACCGGTCGCAGACCTGTGGGGTGTAGTCGCCGTCTTCCTTCTTCATTTCTCGTCCTCCTGGGGAGCGTGTTGCTCAAGGATCTCGCCGATCTCGCGGGCAAAGTACTCGCCCTCGCCCCTGCCGTTGTCGAACCCCCGGATCTCCTCCTGCAACGTCCGTAGCGACACGATCATGGCACTCAGCCGATTGCACACCTCGACCCCGTTAATAACGATATCGAAAGTCACCTTCGACGTGGCCATCAGTCGTCCTTTACCGATCCGTGGCCCGGACACGAGGTCCGACCCAACTCAACGTGGGGGCGGTAGAACGGGCACCAGATGGTGCAATCCCCGGCAGGGAACGACTCCGGTGCCATCCCCGCGTTGACCAGGGTCTCGATCGTGCCGACTCGTTGCAGTGCCTGGTGCGCCAACTCCGGCTCGAACGGCAGCGAATCGAGGATCATCTTGTCCAGGAAGTTCGACCTCGGCAGGTAGCAGATCAGGATTTCTTTGACCTCGAATCCGGCCTGGACCCAACCTTCGCCGTAGGTGTTCCCCTGGACCCGGTACTGCTGAGACGTGCCATCCTTGATGACCTTGCGCATCGTGGTCGTGCCGACGATCTTCCAGTCGATCACCCGGCAGTTGTCGACGTCGTACAGGTCGGTGTGCCCGGCGGTGTCGTAACCAGACGCCCGGGACTGGATCTTCACCCGATTCTCGATCAGGAACCGGGGGTTCTTGTCTCGACCGAGGTGTGTGTTGTACCACATCGCCGCGTCACCCAACCAGGCGTGCACGGCGGTACCGATCACCGGGAACCACGGGTCGGCAGTCTCGTTGACCTCCGGCGTGTGCCCCAGCTTGTACGCCAACTGGCGATCGCACCCCGCCCCGATCTCACTCGGGCCGAGGTGCTTCTGAAGGGAGCGGGGGCGGCTTGCGTCGTATCCCCGCACCATCCGGATGATCTCCTGCTTGAACGGATGCGCGGATCCGACCGGCTTACTGAGTGGCATGCTCGTCCTTTCGAGGGGGGCGGGCCGAACCTGTCGCAAGCAGGCTCGGACCACCACCATCCGATGCTACACCCGGGGTACGACAACCCGGCTTCTAAACCGGGTCTACGCCCTCGCCGATCGGGGGAGGGGGCGGGGGCGGCAGAACGACCACCGATCCGCTCTCGTCCTCCGGTTCGGGTGGGACCTCGACCGGCTCGATCGGGTCGGTCACGCCTTGCGGTCCTCAGCCCACCCGTCGGCGAGCACCATCACTCCCGGGTGCGGGACCTCGACCTGGTTGCCGTTGCCGTCCCAGTGCTGGCCCTCGCGTCCGACCTCGACACCGCAGTAACCGCAGTGGTAGCCGGTCGGCTCGGAGGGGCGTTCGTTCTGGAGCCCCCCGATCGGGGCGGGTTCGGTGGCCTGGTTGGCTGCCGGGGCAACCTCCGGCTTGGCCGGTTCAGGGGCCTTCTTGGCGTCTGCCATTGTTCCTCCTCGTGTAGACAGGACGTGTTCAGAATAGCATGTCCTCTTCGTACCCGCACGCCGGATCGATCGGCGGGACGGGCTTCCCCATGGTCTTCACCCTGACCAACGGCACGCCGTCTTCAGCCCCGACCTGGTCACCCCCCTTCTCCTTCTTGACCGTCTTCGGGCGCAGGCCGACATTCAATCGGTGGGTGGTGAGCGGACGGACTCCGTCGGGGCTGGAGGCGTCCGGGATGTTCACCTTGACGTACGGCCACTGGGTTTTCACGTCGACCAACACGGCAGCCAACCGCGCGTAGCATTCAGCCGACGCTTGTTTCGTCCCCGGGCGCAGCCAGACCGTCTCGCCCGGCTGCGCGTCGTCTTGGTTGATCATGCTTCCTCCAGCATCGGGCCCCCGAGTCGGAGTTCAGCCGCCAGGATGACCAGAGCCTTGCCGATCTCAGCCTGCGCCGAGGCCACAGCCGGGTAATCGTTCGCGTTCGAGGCAGCGGTCTCCAACATCCTGGCTGCCTGCTGTAGCACCTCCGCCCTGCCCACCGACCTCATCATTGGAGTGTCACCACCACTTCGATCGGGATGTGCACCGGGATGGGGATTTCGCCCGGGGGGGCGAACTCAAGCGCGGTGGAGACCTTGATGCCGGGTTGCACGGCCATGCGGTGCCAGACGGGCGATCCGGGGATCTGCAGGCCGACCACGATCGTCGGCTCGGTCCGTTCCTCCCGCTCGTCCAGAATCGCCAGGAGCTGGCGCAAGGAGGTCGACCCACGCAGGTTCTGCACCAACGATCCGAACAGCTCGAACTCCTTGGCGTTCTCGGCACTGCCCCGGACCGTGAGGATCACCTCCTCCCCGAACCGTCTTACGTCGAGCCCAAGCAACTGCATCTTTCCACCTCTCGTCGGGGAAGAGCGGGTGCCCTTCCCAGGGGTCTACTGCAGGGCCAACCGGGACGACCGGACGGCGTTCATCCATGTCGATCACGGGAATCCGCACAGGTGCTCGCCGATGGTCCCGTCGCAGCTCGCGCGGTGAACGTGAGCGGGGGCGGGCTCGAACTTCAACAGCCAGTCGATCAGGGCGCGTCGCTCGTCGGGACCGAGGTAAGCGACCCCGTCGTGGGAGCAGCAGCAACTCGATGCCACGTTGATCCCGAACTCCACCTCGTTGTCGATGTCCGGCTCCCCGACTTCGAGGGCGTTGCCAGCCGACCCGGACAGCGACAATGCCCCGCCGGAGGTCTCGTATTTGATCGTCACTCGTCCATCACCCTTTCGTGCCACATCCGCTCCCACTGGATCGAGCGGTTCAGTTCGTCCATCTCGATGGTGTGCGCCAACCAGTGGAGCGCGAGCCCCACCGCTGCAACCACTACTCCGAATAGAATGACCAGCCAGTCGCTTATCGCCATAGCGTCGGGTCCAGAGGTCCGGGGTCGAGCATCAGCTTGGCCCGAGTGACGGTTACGTAGTTGAGCATGGAGTCTTCGGGGGCCGGGGGGAGCAGGTCACCGGTCTCCTTGTCCGCCGGGGGTACGAAGTCGTCCGCGACCCGAACGCTGTCCCATTCGAGACCCTTCGCCTTGTGCGCCGTGCTCACGGTTACCTTGGCGTCCTTCTCGGCAGCCAACCCACGCACGGCGTCGATCACCTTTGAGACGCCGATCCGGTTGATGATGCCGACCATGCGCTTCAGGTCGTCGGTGTCCTCTTCCTCGTCGACGTACTTGCAGAGCTGGTCCCAGTCGGTGAACCCCACCAGGTCGGGGTGGTCGGTCCCGTTGGCCTGCATCAGATCCCGAGCTGCCCACGCGAACCGCTCGATATCCTTGCCTGCCGACTTGTCCCCCGGGGCCAGCGCCACCGGCACCTCGCGCTCCTGGAACCGGAGCACCCAACCCAGCGCGGTTCCGTTCCCCCGGCAGAGGATCGCCCGGGGCTCGGGCAGCATGTCCGGCGTGACCACCCGAGACTGGATCTTGTCGTAACCCACCACCCTCTGCTTCGAGCCGAGACGCTCCAACCAGCCATTCGCGAACGCCGCGATGACCAGCCCGAACCGGAAGCTCATTGTGAGGCTGAGGCGCACGGCGTCTTCGATCTGGCTCATCGCGTCGACCGCGCCCCGCCAACCGTAGATGGCCTGGTTGGGGTCACCGATCCAGACGATCTGGGAGCCGAACGCCTCCTGCCGACGGACGATCGCTGCCATCACCGGGTCGGCATCCTGCGCCTCGTCGAAGATCAACAGGTCGCTCGGGATTCGCATGTCCTGGAGCTGCGCCAGCTTGAGGTACACGTCGGGCGTGAAGCGGAATCGCCCCCTCGGGTTGGTCAGGTCTTCCCAGATCTTCTCCGCCACGGGCAGGATCACATCGGCCAGGGCAACCGGGTCGTGCAGCCCGAGCACCCGCTGCGGGATGTGATGCGCGGCAACGGTCGGGTCTGCGGTCTTCATGTAGGCGTTCACCGTGGCCTGCGCCATCCGGGTCACGACCACCGGGTTGAGCGTAGCGGAGTCCAGGAGTGCGGGCTTCACCTTCATCGCTCGGGCCATCGCCTGCGCCGTGATCCGTGATGCGCCCGGGTTGCCCGGCAGACGGTTGGCATAGGGCTTGGCTGCGGCGTGATAGGCCAGACTGTGCCCAGTGCGGCAATCGACCCACTCGACCGGGAATCGCCCTTCGGCCTCGCGCTGCACGCTCTTGTTGAAGGCGATGTAGGTAGTCGGCACCCCCGGCATGGCCTTAGTGATCTCGACGGCCGTGCTGGTCTTGCCGGTGCCTGCCAGCGCCTCACCCACCACGCGGTTACCACCACGGGCGGCGTCGACAATCGCGACCTGCTCGTCTGTCATCGCAAACGCGGGCTTCAGGGCGGGATGGGTCGGTGCCACGTGGAACCGCCGGGATTGCCCGGGGGCTGAGAGCGGCATTACTGACCTCCAGGGGTAGGGAGATTGCTGGTCGGTGCCCGGACCGCCGTTAGCTTCAGCGCCATCTGAACAACCCCTATCCTACCGTACGGGTTGCCCATCGCGCAATCCACTCCTTCTGCCAGCTTAACGGACAGGGCTCCAGGTCTGTTTCACGTGGAACGATGCGGAGGAGCTTGCGATTCCCCCGGCCGAGGGCTCGCTTCCTCAGGTTGGTGTACGCGTTGCGCCCTGTCGGGCTCCAGTGCTCGCATTCGAACACCAGGGCCCGACAGGCACCACACGGGCGGGGTGTCATTCGGTTGGCTGCCGCGCCATCCGCTGTTCGAGATCCCACCCGTACGTTCCGTTTCTGATCGACTCCGACTGTTCGTCCATGCTCCAGTCGAGCTGTTGCTTGATCAACCACATCAGCTCGACGCTCGGTCGTCGCTTCCCGTCGAGCAGACGACTGATCGTAGCATCCGACCTGCCGACCAGACGGGCCAGCTCGGACGCGATCACGGCTTAGCCCAATGCCGGAGGTACCAGGTCGGGTCGGTCGGCTGCCGGTCGGTCACGATCGGGTGGAGGAGGCACTGCATCAGGGCGTGCTCTCGTGCCGCTTTGGCGTCCATCCCTGAGCTTATCGCCTCGAGGGTTACCTTGTGCACAGACAGCTCGCTCTCGTGTTCGTGCAGCGCCAGTTCTGCTCCCTGCCCCAGTTCGAACGACTCCAGGAGCTTCACGGTCTCTCGTTCCACGTGAAACAGGACGTGCCAGAGGTCGGGAACCGCGACCCGTTCGACGCAGCTGTTGCTGATGTCTCGTTCGAGCCACAGGTCGAGGGGCTGGAGACTGGCGGCGTACGCGGCAGCCAACCGCTGCATGCCCGTGATCTGCTCCGCCCGGATCGGGTTGGTCTTGTGTGCCATCGACGACGAACCGACCTGGCCTGCCGGGTGGACGAGCTTGCCCTCCCCGAGCAGCAACATCAACCGGATGTCCATCGCGATCTTGGCACAAGCCGACACCACCTGGGCTGCGTCGGTTGCCCAATGCGCCAGCCGGTCACGCGGCGCGATCTGAGAGGCTCCCTGCCCGCAACTGACCAAGCCCAACTCAATCGCGACCTTGGACTCGACCCACGGGCCGTTGTGTGCGTAATTGCCGACCGGACCGCTCGTCTTGGCCACCTGCATCTCGCCGATCGCGCCTTGAAGCCGTTCGAGCGCGGGGGACAGCAGCGCGTTCCAGTGCGACGCCCGCATCCCCATCGAGATCGGCTCGGCGGGTTCGCCGTGAGTCCGACCCACTACCATCTGCTCGCTCTTCACCCACCGATCAACAGCCTGCCGGAGGTTGCAAGCCAGACGCCATGCCCTCGGCCCCAAAGACCGGAACCGCATGCCCTGCGCGGTGTCGACGATGTCGGACGAGGTGAGGCCGTAGTGGATCCACCGGCCGTGCGGTTCTCCGTACCAATCACGCATGAACCGCACGAACGCGGCGACGTCGTGTCGATCTTCAGCCTCGTACGCGGCCAGGCCGGTCAGAGTCCAGGGATCGTCGAAGTCGGGGTGCACGGCCAACAGCGGCTTCGTCTGCTCCGCGCGTTCCTGCTTGTCCGGGTCCTTGCCGCACTGCTCGATCTGCGCTCGGGCGACCGCTCGTTCGACCTGCCACCACGCGTTGTACGTCCACTGTCTCGACCAGAGAGCCGTCACATGGGAATCTCGGTACCTGTCGTCCATCTTGGCTCCTCGTCGGGGTGCGGGGGGATCGTTGTGGCCCCATGGGACCATGGCTCTTGCCTGGCTGTCAAGGGCTGTGGTAGAGTACCGTAATCCCCAGCCGGACGGCCGGGGCACACACCCTAGGGGGATGAGTGACCAACGTCATCGTGGTCGTCGGAGCGCAGTTCGGCTCTGAGGCTAAGGGGGCCATCACTGGTCGGTTGGCTGCCGATCTGGGCCCGCACGACGTGAACATCCGGGTGGCTGGCCCGAACGCCGGACACACCGCCTACGACCCGGACGGTCGGGAATGGAAGCTCCGCACGATTCCGGTCGGAGCGGTCACCAGCAGGACCTGCCAGCTCCACCTGGCTGCCGGTTCGGAGATCGACCCGCTTGTTTTGGCGACTGAGATGTCCATGTTGGAGGAGGCTGGTCACGACGTCACCCGGCGGCTGACCATCCACCCGTCAGCCACGATCCTCGAACCCCGGCACCAACGGCAGGAGTCCGAGGCCGGGATCGTCGGCCGGGTGGGCTCGACCGGCAAGGGCATCGGCGCAGCTCGGGCCGAACGGGTCATGCGGACTGCTTTCACCTACCGGGAGTTCGCTGCGGGCAAGCCCTCGGCGTCTGCTCTGATGAGCGAGTCGGGGCCGTTCGATCTGGACGGCGTGGGCACGGTGGTCATCGAGGGAACCCAGGGCTACGGGCTCGGCCTGCACACCCGGTTCTACCCGCAGGTGACCTCGTCCGACTGCCGGGCGATCGACTTCCTGGCGATGGCGGGGATCTCGCCCTGGGACGATCAGGTTCTGGACCTCCAGGTCATCCTGGTCGCCCGGACCTTCCCGATTCGGGTGGCGGGCAACTCGGGCCCGCTGAAGGGTGAGTCGACCTGGGCGGACCTCGGGCTGCCGGAGGAACGGACCACGGTCACTAACAACATCCGCCGGGTCGGCACCTGGGACGCACAGCTTCTCGACGAGGCGATCCGGGCAAACGGGGGCGGCAACTGGTCGCAGAACGTCACGCTCGCCATCACGATGCTCGACCAGCTCTTCCCCGAGAGCGCGGGCAAGACCGAAAGCGACCTCCCTGCCGACGCCCGCGAATGGCTGGTCGAGATCCAGGACGCGTTCGAAACCACCATCTCGTACGTCGGCACCGGCCCGACTACTCACTTCGAAGTGGAGCTGTAATGACCAACCCCCTGATCTGCGGGGTCCTCAGCCCGAGCACCGACCGTCCCTGTCTGAAGCCGGACAGCCACCGCCGGACCGAGGAACGGCCCGTCCACCAGAACGGCTCGCTGACCTGGAGCCTGCCGCTGCCGGAGGAACTGAGGATGCGGGGGCACACCCCGACCTACGAAGTGCAGGACGAGGCGTTCACTCACCTCCGGGGCCTCCAGGACACCACGGTCTCGTTCAAGGGCGTGTTCGACTCGGCAGCCATGAAAGACAACTTCGCCAAGCTGTTCAGGGACGTCCCGCCGAGCTACAAGGTCGTGTCGTTCTCGACCGGCATCCCCGAGCCCACCCCCGGTGAACGGCTGGCAGCCTGGTGGCGCGAGCAGGCCGAATACGAGATCGAGCAGACGGTCAGCAAGGCGGTCGAGTACGGGTCGACCGACCTGATCGACATCGGCAGGTCGCTGGCTCGGATCTGCGACCGCGAGGTCGACGACGAGGAAGCAGCCGAGATGGGTGTCTTCTTCTACCTGGAGGGCAAGTTCGCTCGGTGGCGTTCGGCACTCCAGCGGGGCCAGCGTCCCTCGGACGATACCCTGCTGGACATCGGGGTCTACGTCCGGATGGCCCAGCGGATCCGCGAGGCTGGCGGCTGGCCCGGAGTTGGAGAATGAGCCTGATGACCACACCCGTCGGTAAGTACACGTCGATGGACAAGCTACCCACCACGACCGGTTCGGACGTCCAGGCACAGTACGCCCGGATGATGGCTCGGCTGGTCGCCCGGTACAAACTGGCTGCCGTGCCTGGTCGGCCCGAGGAGCTGATCGTCCCGGGTCGGGACCGTGGGGCCTCGATGGGGATCTGCGGCAAGAGCATCCGGGTCCGGCTGATGCACGGTCGGCAGTGGCTCCGGTCAATCGACTTCCAGATCGAGGAGGGCTGGCAGAAGAAGCTATACGACGCCTGCGACACCTACTTCGGCAGGTGCCCGGTCGCTGACAACCCCGACCTCGGGAACGACGCCTGCACCTGCAAGGCCCATAGGCCGACTCCCGCGACGGTCTACCGCGCCAAGAACGAGATCTAGATGAAGAGACTCGGCCCCCTGATTGACATGCTGGTGCTGGCGCTCCCGTCGCTCCTGCTCTATGCAGCGATCTGGGGGGCCGGTCTCGGTCCCATCCGATTCCACCCCTGAAAGGGAATGATGTTCGTCTACCTCGCCAACCCGATCGACCAGGCGGACAGTCTGCTCGGCATCGACAACATCACACACACCTTGAGCACCTGCGGGATCTCCTGGTACCACCCGGCTACCGCCTTCCACCTTAACAACATGTGTGGCCCCCTGGACCTGCGGGCGATCGACCGGATCAACCAAGAGGCACTCAGCCGCGCCGATGCGTTGTTGGTTTGGCTGCCGCGTGGTGTGCCGACCCTCGGGGTCCCGGTGGAGATCGAAACCGCGCTCCAGGCCAACACCCCCACCGTGATCCTGACCAACATCGACCGGAGCGTCCAGTTGACCTCCTGGGAGTCGAGGGGCGCGTCGGTCATCCGGTGGGACCACACGATCTCACAGCAGTGGGAGAACAACCCGAAACAGCTGCTCGCGCTCCTCCGGGTTCAGCCGGAGACCATCGGTCTTTACGACGTCGCGGCAGCCAACCACACCAAGCAGGTCGCGTTGATGCGGCACCCCGGCCCGAAGACCGATGACCTGCAGATCAAGCTGGACCCCCGGGCGATCATGCCGAGTCGGGCGCACGACGATGACGCTGGGCTCGACCTGGCGCTGTTCCGCAATGAGAAGCTGGAGGCCGGAGAATGCCGGATGTTGGCGACGGGGATCAAGGCAGCGCTTCCGGCTGGCTACTGGGGTTTGATCATCCCTCGGTCGTCCACCTGGGTGAAGTATCAGGTCGACGTTCGGCTGGCCGTCATCGACGCCGGGTATCGTGGCGAGCTTATGGTCCAGGCGCACAATCAAAGCACGCGGCCAATCACGTTCGTCGCCGGAACTCGGCTGGCGCAGTACGTGCTGCTGCCGACGTGGCTCGGGAAGCCGACCGAGGTGTCGGAGCTGCCGGAGCACACTCGGGGCGAGAAGGGCTACGGGAGCAGCGGCAGCTGACCTACTTCTGGATCGCTGCGGTGGGGATCGTCCTCGGATACGTCACCGCGACCGGTCTGATCCTCCTCAGCTACTGACATAGACGCGCCCCCCGCCCCTTGCCGGGCGGGGGGCGTTGTCGTGTGTTCAGGAGATTGCGTCGCGCAGGGTGGGGAGGGTGCGGGTTTCGCCTGCGCGTGCGGTCCGGCCGATGGTGTAGGCTGCGCTGCGGTCGCCCTCGGCCAGGGTGCGGATGGCGTTTGCGTCGGCCTCCGCCTTCGTCTTGCCCTCGATGGTCGCGGTGATGGTCTCGTCGGTGCCGAGGAAACGGAATTCGATGATTTTCGCCATTTTGGTCTCCCTGGGGTGTCTGGGCGGCTCCCCCGCCCCTATATTAAAAGTTTACCACACGGGCGCGGATTCGCACAATCCTCTGTGGCACGTGTCACATAAACTCCCGGCCCCGGGGGGCTCCCGGGGCCGGTTGTCGTGTGTTCAGTTTGCGCCGCGCCGGTTCTCCTCGCGGATTTTCATCAGTAAATTTCCGAGGGTGTTCTTGCCCTTGCCCTTGCATGCTTCGTGCCGGGTGCATTGTCCCCAAAAATTGTCGTGCCAAATGTTTCCCTCGATAATTTGCGCGTCGCCAGTTTCCTCAAGCAAATTGCGGAGGGTTGCGTCGCGGAATTTGCGCCGCAAAATTTCCTCCATGATATTTACTTTGAGCAATTCCCAGTCTTCGCGGAGGGTGCATCGTTTGCCTGCGTGCTTGGCCTGCCCCGGCTTCGGTCGGGAAAGGATGTGGGCCCTTTCCTCGCGGCTCTCGGTCTTGGCCGCCTGGAAAATGTGCTCGGCTGTTTTCCCGTTGGCTTCCGTGTGGAAATTGCTGAGGGGGGCCCATTTGCCGGTGAGGCTCTTGATTGTTTCGCTCTCTCTCATATTTTAATTTTACCATAGGTATCCGCCCCGGGGGAATCCCCTCGGGGCGGTGGGCTTTGTGTGAATCGGATCACAGGTTCCAGGTCTGCGGGGTGTCGATGCCCTCTGCCCGGCAGGCCTTCGCCAGTTCGGCGTGCAGCGCGTTGTATTTGGCGTGGGCCCTGGTCTCGCGGGTCGATTGGATCGGCTTGAGGTTGGCAGCCTTGGCGATCCGGTAGGCGCGGTGGGCCTTGATGGCGGCGGTGGTGAGGCGGGCGACGGGGCTCTTGGCGGGCTTGGTCTTCGGGGCCTTGAAGGACTCGCAGAGGGCGTTCGCGGCGGCGGTGTTGACGTGAAGGCAGTTGGTGTGCATTTCGGGCTCCCGGGGCGTTTGGGGTTTGGGCTGTTTCCCTCTCCCCTATATAATAAGTTTACCATAGGGGTGGGGGCTCGCATAATCCCCTGTGGCGTACGTCACACAGATTCGAGCGCGGGCGTCCACGGGGCGGGCCCGCCGGGGCCAGGGGTGTGTACGCACCGGGGGCTGCGTGCGAGGTCGCGGACGGCCACGCGGGGCGGGCTCCCGGGGGTACGGGCTCGCCCCCGGCGGGGGGCCGGGGGCGGTGGGTTGCCCTGCGATCAGTTGACCAGAGCGAACTTGCCCTGGGGCACGGCGACCGTGTTGCCCTTCTTGTCCTCGTAGACGAAGTCGCCGGTGACGGGGCCGATGAAGCCCTCGTAGGTCCAGCGGCCAACCTTGGCGGTCACGGGGGCGGGAGCGGGGGCCGGGGCCTCGACGGGGGAGTCGGCCTTCTTGCCCTTGCGGTTGGCTGCCGCCTCGCGCTTCATGGCCTTGGCGATCCCCACGGCCAGCTGCGCCGCGACCTTGGCCGCGAAGGCGTCGCTGATGGTCTGGGCTGCGTGGACCGCGCCGAGGAAGGTCCGGATCACGCCGCCCTGCGCCAGCCGGATCTCCTCGCCGTTGATCTCCGCCCGGACCAGGAAACCCGCCAGCTTGGCGTCGTGGCCCATCGCGAAGGTCCGGAAGGTCGACTGGGTGCACTCGGTGGTGTAGGTCTCGTAGTAGTCGCCCGGGTCGGCACCTTCGGGGACGTCGGCGGTCCAGGTGCCGAACTCGAAGTTGACGCAGGAGCAGCGGGCCATGATCTTGGCGGACATTTTGTTCTCCCTGGGGTGAGGGGGCGGGGGGTTTGTCCCCCCTCCGTTCTATGTTTATTTTACCATACCCCCCGGGGGGAAGGAAATCCCCCCGGGGCTGTGATCTACGTCACACGATCCGCTGCAGGTCGGCCATCGCGTGAGCTTCAGCGGCCTCGTCAGCCGTCATCGCCCACGTCGATTTAACTCCGACGTCCTCGCGGTCCGACCAGGCCCACGCCTTGTCCTGCGCGTCGTCGGTGTCGGTAGCCTCAACCAGAACCGCCATGTCCTCGGCCTCATCGAATTCGAGGACGACCACGAAATCCGCCATGTCGTGCTCCCTGGGGTGGGGGCGGGGGGCCGATCCCCCCTCCGTTCTATGAAAATCATACCGCATCAACCTCCGCCCCCATAACTATGAATCGTGTGATGCGCGTCACATCGGTCTGGGTTATGCTGAACCTGCGCCCCGTGGTACGATTTTCATACAACGCGGGGGAGCGGCCCCCGCACCCGCCCCGGGAGGAACAGAATGGCAAAGAAGATCGGCAAGGGCAGCATCCGGCGCAGCCGGGAAACCCCGACCACCGGCAACGGCCGGACGGGCAGTCAGAAGCCGAAGCTCTCCGAGACCAACCTTTCGGGGGGCCGGAAGACCTCCTGGATCGCTGGACTCTTCACCCGGCGCAGCCAACCCGGCAAGCACGAATAGAAGGCAACCGCCCCGGGGGGATTCCCTCGGGGCGGACCTGTGTGGTAAAATTGAATTTAGAGGGAGCGGCCAGCGCTCCCCCTCACCCCGGAGGTCGAGATGGAAACCACCCCCCGCCTGGTCGCGGATATGATCGCCAAGGGCGCGCAGGCGGTCGGCGCGAGAGTCACCTACAATAACGCAGACGAGCACGGCCGGTTCGGCCTTATGCACGTTCAGATGCCGGACACCGAGGTCGTCACGATCCGGATCGAGCTTAACTGAAGACAGCCGCCCCGGGGGGATTCCTCCGGGGCGGAGCTGTATGTTAAACTGAACGTATGACGAAGAAGCAGAAGCCCCCGGCGGCAGCCAACCCACACGGCCCGCACCACTGGGGCAACGGACCAAAGCCCTACGGCATCATCAAGCGCCTCGCCCTGAAGCTCCAAGGCAAGTAGACACGACACGACCCCCGGGGGGCGACATCCCCCGGGGGTCGCTCTGTGCCGGAATCAGGCTTCGGTGAGAACCCGGACGGTGTCGGACGGGCGAGTCTGCGGCTTGCCGGAAGCGTCGATCCAGCGCACCTCGGTCTTGTCGGCGTTCAGAGTGGCGGGGATCTCAGTCCGGCCGATCTTGATGGTCACGGCCTCCTCGCCATCCTCCGGCTCGGGTCGGGAGGGCTTCGCCTTGCTGTCGCCCTCCTGCGAGCCCGCGACCACCTTCGCCTTCTCGGCGATCGCAGCCTGCTTGGCCTCGGCCTTCTGGGCCTTCTCGGCCTCCTTCGCCGCGAGCTTGGTCGCCCGGAGCGCGTCCCGCGCTGCCTCGCGCTCGGCCTTGGCGGTGGCCTTGAGGGCGTCCCGCTCGGCCCCACCGACCAGCGCCTTGTCGGCCTTCCTGCCGAGCGCCTCGCTCACGGAAGCCGCAGCGTGACCGGCCCCGGTGAACGCGATCCGCGCGCCGTTCTCGCCGTCGGTGCGCAGCGGCTTGTAGCCGTCACGCTCGCCCTGCACCAGGAAGCTGACGAGCTTGGCGTCGTGGCCCTGTGCGAACCCGGACCGCGAGGTCGACTCGCATTCGGTGTTGAACTCGGCGTCCTTGTCCTCGGGGTCGATGAGGAGGAACGAGCGGCACAGGCAGGGCTTCGGTTCCGCCGGGGCCTTCTTGGTCGGCTTGGCTGCCGCCTCCTCCGCCGGGGCCTCCTCCGCCGGGGCCTCGACCTCCGCGCTGTTCTCCTCGGCCACCTGGGCCTCGACCTCGTCCACGATCTGCTCGGCAGTCGACATGTGCTCGCCCTCTCAGGACGGTTCGGTGAGGCGTGTCCTCCCCGAATCCGATGATCATCGTACCACACCGCCCCTGGCAGCATAACCCCCATGTCATGCGGAAACCCGACGAGGCCGGTATTGACAACCAGGCAACCCGGATGATTGGCTATTCCTATCTCTCACCCACACCAGGAGGAACGATGACCAACGGCAAACGGACGAGCGGGCTCGGCGAGCCACTGATCACCTACGCACAGGCCAACGCTGGCCGCGTCCTCACCATCGACGAGCTGATGCAGAACCACCCGCTCGGCACCACGCTGGAACGGTCGCAGATCAGCTCGGCGATGAACAACCTGGTCGTCCGAGGGATCGTCCCCGGCTTGGCCAGGGGTAGGGCTCGCGGCACCTGGGTCTACACCCCCGGGGGTAAGGCGGCAGCCAACCCGACACTGCCGCCCAAGGACGAGAACCTTGGCGTGGCTATCGTCGACCTCGTCGGCATGGACAAAGAAGGCCTGTACATCGGGGTCGACAAGGACAACGGGCGCGTCTTCAAGATGGAGAGGATTGCATGAACAAGAGGCGCAGCCGGGGTGGCCAGGCCACCCCGGCGTGCCGGGAATATGACCCGGACATCTGGTTTCCGGTCGGGTACACGGGCGAGGCCAACCTAAGCCAGATCATGCTTGCTACGCTGGTCTGCGCGAGCTGTCCACTGCGGATCGGCTGCCTCGAATATGCACTGTCGAACAACGAAGGCGTCGGGATCTGGGGTGGACTCACCCCCGAAGAACGTCGCGGGATGCGTGGTGTGGAAGGTGGCAAGGATGAGCTTCATGCAGCGCTGGCAACGGCGTAGGGACGCGCGACGTCAAGCGCGGGATCGGTCGGCCTGGGACAACCCGATCACCGGAACGGACCTGCTCGTCGTGATGCTGGAGACCAAACGGGTTCGGGCTGCGAGGCGGCTGCCGTGACCGAACGAGGGTACACAACGAACCCGCTCAAGGTCGGGGCTCCACTGCCCGAGTCGTTGGTTTCGCTGCCGGGTGCGCCGACGCTCCGGGAGATCGAGATGGAGATGATCCGAGCTGAAGCCGAGCTGATGTACGCCCTGGCCCGTCGTCGCAAGGCGTGGTCGGCGATGCGCCGTCGAGCCGAGGAGCGCGAGATCCTGGCCGACAAGCCGGGGGCCCTCACCCACCTCGACTCCGACCACATCTGGAAGAAGCGGGTTGGCGACGTCGGCTGGTGGCGTGACGAGGTCCAGACGCATTCAGCCGCTCTGCTTGCTTTGCAGGGGATGCGGGACCGTCGGCACGACACCTCCTCGCCGAGCACACCTGGTCTTTACAACCTGGCCAGCAACCAGCTTGCATAGGGTTACGGCGTCGGCAAATCGCATGGTATGATAGGGGTGTCGGGGTTTCCCGGCACCCCCTCACCCTAGGGAGCAGGCGTGAACCGCACGAGGTTGCACCAGATTACGTGGAAGCGGCTGGACAACGGGGACTGGCACATCAAGGTCGCAGGGGTCATCCGGTCGGGGTTCGCCCGACAGGAGCACGGAGGATGGACGGTCGGGGTTCCGAGCCGCGACCGCATCCGCTGGACCACGGTCGCCCGGCTGGCGCAGGCGAAGTCCATCCTGATCAGCTGGTGGTTGACCCATGAAGAATTCCTGGCGACTGCCGAGAGCATGGCCTACGAAGCCGAACTCGTGCGTCTCGCGCTGCTGGGCAAGGAACTCGGCGTGCCGCAGCCGGAGGTCGCGGTCGACGACCCGCGCGTCGGGGTCGAGCGCCGGGTGAGCTTCGCCCGTGAGTGGATCCGCACCGGGTTGGACCGAGTGATCAAGCAGGCAGGCCGGAATGCTCAAATCGACGACGATCACTACGACTTCGGATTCCATGTCGCCCTGGCCACCCGAGCGACGGACATCCCCGACGGTGAAGGCGAGATGGACCGCGCCGTGATCGACCAAGCGCAGAAGGCCAAAGCGCTCCTCTAGACGGAGACGGCCCCCCGCGCGGCAGTGGCGGGGGGCCGATCCGTACCCGGCGGGGGCACCGGGAGCCGCGCCCGAGAACGGGCCGTCGGCGGGGGTGCGTCAGGACGGGGGCGGGCCCGCTAGGCTCTCCCCGTGGATCCCAGACGGCGAATCAGGCGGGCTCGTTGGCCTTCGCGAAGTACACGGCAAAGAAGCCGAGCACGAAACCGGTGACGGCGACCCCGGCGACGTGCCCGAGCTGCTCCGTCCACTCCCCGTAGCCCCAAGCGAACCCAGCGACCGCTGTGGACGCTCCGGCGATCCCGCCAGCGATGGCCTTGCGAATCTTTTTGATGCTCATGCCTCGTCCTCATCCGGGTAAGTCGCGGCGATCTCGACTTCCCCTGCTGTGTCGAATGAACCATCTTTGTAGACGACCACGGTGACCTCGTCGAGGGGCGAGTCGGCAGCCAACCGCACACGCCGCTGCGGACGTGAATCCGGCAGAGCGGTCCACGCCTCCTCCGGGTGCTTGGTGATGACGTGGGTCGCGTTGATCTCGCGCTCTGTCATTGGCTGCCGCCTAGGACTCTCGCGATCAAATAGCAGATTGCTCCGATGACGCTGGAACCGGAGAGGAGGATGGCTCCCCAACGGTACGCATCATTGTCCAAACGGCCAGTGCGCCCGGGACTCCGGCTGCCACCATCCCCCCGAGGAACACTGTCGTGTTGAACGGGTCGGCCGCCACTGCCTCGTACACCATCAGGCCCCATCCCCCCAGGAACGAAAGGGAATCCCTGCTGGGCACCCACCCCGGGCGTTTGCGACCACCGCGCCGAGCGCTCACTCATTACGCGCCAACGCCGTTGCGCAACACGTCGCGCAGGGCAGCTTTGATCTCGTCACTGCTGAGGTCGAGCTGCGATTCGAGCCGGGCGGCGAGGGCGTCCACGTCGACCGTCGGGGTGGTGATTGCGGCGATCTGGGCCGACAGGGCAGAGAACCCCGACTCGGTCTGCGCCTTCAGAGCGGCGACATCGGCGTTGATCACGTTGAACTCGTACGGAGGGAGGTTCGCACCGACCTGGTCGGCCTCGTTCAGGCCGTAGGCGAATCGCCACAGTGTGGTGACGAGGCCTCGGTCTGAACGGTTCGTGCTGTCGGCGATCTCTCCGTCGGTCACGGCTTTAGCAGCGCTCTGGAAGAACGCGCGCACGTGCTCCACACTCATGGTTTCTCCTAGCTCGTCCAGTCTGAAGTCGAAGTCGCTCTCGTCGCCTTCGTCGGTCCATGCGCCCTCGAAGTGAACATGGGTCTCGTGCCCCGACGAGGGTTCCGGGTTGAAGCCGTTGTTGACGTGGTAGATCTTTGCCTTGTAGATGATGTAGCGGATCGCCGAGCCGACGCCTTCGAGGTGCCGGATGTAGTCTACCAGCTCCTGCGCGCTGATCTCCGAATCATGCAGGTCGTGATCCATGTCCCACGCCCGGACCTCCGGGTTGGAATCCTTGTCGCCATTCCACGCGGGCAGGGAGCCGGGGGTGTCGTCCGGGTTGTGACCGGATGTCCTCTCCTGGTGGTCAGCATTGCCGATCGTCCCGTCGGTCTCGGTGTCCCGCCCGGGGAACCGCGCATTGACCTGCTGCCGGAGGTTGTCCAGCCCGTTCGTCAGTTTCCAGCCCATCTCGTCCCTTCCTACTGGTCTGCCTCGAACTGATACTCCAGGACTGAGGCGAATTGTGTGGAAACCACGGTGCCGCTGGTGCCAGCACCCGACCGGACGGTCCGGGCCAGCAGCTCGACGTAATCGGTCGTACCGTTGAACAATATCAGCGCCGTGGTTCCGATCACGAGCGTCTGGTTGGCTGCGCTCGGCGAGATTCTGCCTGCCGGGGGGTAACCGCCCGTGCCGTTGGACCGAAGGAACACCTCAATGGTGGTGTAGTCGGTCTGTCCGGCGAAGCTGACCGACCCGTGCACCCGGTACCATCCGGCTTTGGTCGGGGTGATCCGGGTGTTGTTGGTGACGTTGTTGTGCGCGTTCCCGGAGTCGACGTCCTCGGTGGTGAACGTGATCGGGATGCCTGTGTTGTTTGCCCATCCGCTCTGGGCCACGGTCTGCGCGCAACGCCCGATCGGCTTCAGGTTGCTGCCCGCCGAGATCGCAGCGAAGTCGGTGTCGAGGGCGATCTGTGCCGCTGCAAGTGACATTAGAGGCTATCTCCCCATCCGACACGGAAGGCATCCGTGATCCTGATCTTACTCCCCGACGGGATCACCTTCCCAGTCACCCCAAACTCGGCATTGACTGGAACCTGCTCGACCTGGAGCTTCTGCGTGGCAGAGGTGTAGTCGGTGGTCAGCTGCAACCGAAGCTTGTCCACCCACGCCCGGTAGGAGGCCGTGTAAACGAAGCGGGTCTTGATCCGGCCCCTGGCTGCCAGCGCCGGAGCAACCACCACCGCGCTGTACCACGTCCACACGTTGGCCGACAGGGCGACTGCCGTGGGGAGCGTCGTGCTGATGAAAGTCGTGTTGTCGGCCTGGTACCAGTCGATGGCAATCCGGGCGTCGGCGGTCGCGGTCTCCACCTTGATCCAGCCCGAGACGAGGTAGCTCGCTCCGGGCGTGGTGGTTGTGCTGTTGGCTGCCGCCTGCACGATCCCGTCCGTCCCAGCGGCTGCGGCGTGCATCCGAAGGCAGTAGGTGCCGCTCCGGGGCGAGAACCGGTCGCGGGCGTTACTGACGTTGGCGCTGGTGTTTGCCCATTCGGTCGGCGAGGTCTCGAAGTCCGAGTTGGCGTTAAGGATCGGGCTGGTCTGGACGACCCGGAGACGCACCCCGGCAACATCGATGTCGAACGGCCAGTGGATGTCCGGTGAAGCGACGTCCGGCCGCACGAACGCCATCCCGTTAGACGAGGTGACCGAAAGCGCGGTGTCCGTCCCGGCCGTAAACGAAGCAGCCGTGACCATGCTCTCCGAGCCGACCCTGGTGTCCGTGTTGACCACCCCCGCCAGCCGGGTGTCATTCGGCAACGCGGTGTAGACCAGCTCCCACGAGTAGATGTCGTCGACCGACTCGGTATACGACTGGATGCCCTGGTTGCGCGGGATGTAATCGGTCTCGGTATTGTACAGCAACACACGGTCGGCGAGGTCCAGCCCCATCACGTCGGCAGCCAACGCCTGAGACGCCTGGAACACCGACGCTGCCATGTTGCACGTGAAACTGGGATATCGAGGGGCTTCGAGAGTTCCGCGCCCCATCCGGTAGTTCGCGTGGCTGGTGCACAGGTCGTCGTTCCCGACATTGACCGAGACCTGCTCATCGTAGACCCCGACCCCCTCCGGGTCGTCCTCCGGCAAATTGACGTTCAGGGGCCCCGTCTCCTTGATGGCCCTGCGGAACGAGCCCCCCGGCCGCGAGACCGTGACGTCATTCCGAGTCTGCTGGTCGTCGGTGTCCGGATCGAGCGGGGCCGTCAGGTGGCCTTGGTCGATGTGGAGAATCCGGGGCAACCGGTTCCAGATCGAGTTGCGCGCCACGATCGTGAGACCGAAGTCGTCGCGTTCTTCCATCAAGAACCCGCCGTCAGCTTCAGCCGTCTCCTCCAGCAACTCCGTCAGCTTGCTTGGCGTCTGCGGGCCCATCGTGGCCGTGACCGTGCTCGCTCCGGTTTGGATGATCGGGACTCCGGCGTTCGACCCGAGCCGGAGCGCACGGGTCCCGGCCTTCTCCTGGTCGTACGCCCGTGCTGCTCGGGCGAACTCGGTGGTGACGAACGGCAGGTCATCAGCGTAGTGCATGATCTGAGTGATCTGCAGGTTCCCTGCCGACACCAACGCGGCATTGCTGTTCATCTTCAGACCGGTGTACACGCCGACCGTCCCCGCGACCGAGCCGGTGCAGGTGAAGAAACTAGACGACCCCGGGCGGTGGTGGTTCAGAGCCCAGTCGACGTTGCCGCCGTTCTGGAGCAGATAAAGAGTGAAGGCGATCCACGAGCCGGTCGGCAGGTCTGCATTGCCGTTCCACCCGGCGACCGTAGCCGTGGTGAGCACAGCACCGAAGCGATCGATCCCGGTGATCGTGAACGCGCCGGACGTGCTAACCTTCCACTGCCAGGTGCGGATCGTTCCCGTGCTGTAGAGCGTCGCGATGGTCGAATCACTGCCCGGCAACGCGGGGATCCGGGCGAACCAAAGGATCGTCTCTTTGCCGCTGCTCGTGTGATTCGGAATGCCCAGACTCAGCGTGGAGGTGTCGGCCTCGAAGGCAGCCGCCCCCTGGACTCCCGGCAGCGCTGCGGCCCCCGACGAATCCAGGTCGGAGATGGTGATCCCGGTGATCGCTCCGGCTTGCCCACCCTGAATCGCGTTGCCTGCCGACTGGCCTTCGTCCTTTTCCAGCGGCAGCCAACCAAAAGACAGCGGAGTGTACGCGTTCAGGTGGAGCGTGACCGGGGACTGCAGCGCCTTGCGCCCCTGGTTGAGTCGCCGGAGGATGCCTCGGCTCTGCACCGGCACCCAGAAGTCCTGGCGGCTGATGTCGAACCGCGCGGGCAGCTTGCTGATCTCGGTGTGTGCGCGCCACTGGTCAACCTGGAACCGGTCGACGGTGAGGGTCGTCGCCCCACCGTTCGAGACCACGCCGACCTCACCAGTGCGATCCACCTGAGGTTCCCGCATGACGTAGTTGTCGTAGGTGCGCAGAGTCCAAGGGACAGGTTCCGGGTCGGCGTCTGCCCAGATTTTGAAACGCAGACGCATCCCCGTCATCTGGACGCGCATCCAGTAGTCGGTTGCCACAGCGAGGGTGGGCGGGAAGGTGAACAGCCCGAGTTCCCGGACGGTACCGCCTGCTGACCTGTAGATCCGGACCTGGTTGGTTGCCAGCAGGAGAGTCACCGCGTAGTATTCAGCCGCGACCGGGTCTTGCACCTCCGGGTCTGACATCCAGAACTGCCAGCCGCTGGTCACGCCAGACCCGGTGCTGTAACCCGAGAAAATCCGAGCGTAGTAGGCGTCCTGCGGGGGCGAACTGGAGATCTGGAACCACGTCCAGGTGTTGGCTGCCGGAGTAAAATCGGTGGTGGTGGAGGCGAGGAACGTCGAACCGTCCTCGGCGTACCAGGACACCCCGACTCGGCAGTTCGCTGAATGGTCGGCTCGGATCCAAGCACCGACGGTGTACGTGTTGCTGTTCGTCGAGTTGGGAGCCGGAACCATCGTCGCTGCGGAGATGTTGGCAAAGATCGTGGCGGTCGCCGGGGCGACCGAGGTAACGGCCATCTTCAACGAGGTGGTGTTGTTGCCCCGGAAGGTCGTGGCGTCTGCTGTGAGCGTCCCGGCCGTGCTGCCCCACCCCGTCGGCCCGTTCTTGGCCAGACCGGAAGGAAACGGGAGGCTGAATTGGCTCATCCGGGTAATGATGCCGACCTCGGAGGTCAGTGCGCCTGCCAGCCGAAACCGCATCTTGGTATCGTGGTCTCGGTACTGCCGGGTGAGCAACGCCGCCTTGAACGTAGAATCTGCGGTGATCGTGCCCTTGCTGCTCCCGACGCTGAACAGGTCCTGGTCGCCCCAGTAGTGCCAGGGCTCGCCAACCACGGTGGTCGTCCCGTCGGCGTGCAGCCTGTTCGGCAGCTTACCCCAGCCACCGGCGATCGTGCCTGCCCAGACGTTGTCGTGCCGCCGGTCATACCCGACTCGAACCCGCTGATTGCGTCCGAGTAGGCCGAACCACGGGCCCATCGGGTTGCTGGGGGAGTAGACCCCCGAATACCCCGGCATCGCCTTACTCACGCCGTTGTTGAGCGTGAAGTTGAACTGTGTGGGCTCGGCGACGTTGCCTTCGTTCGGGATGCCCCGGGTGATCTCGAAGCCGCCGCCCGAGTCTGCCGACCCCTGCCGACAATCCGACGTGATGTCCATCCAGTCGCCGTCGACCTGCAACTCGACAATCGGGTCTACCGGTGTCGTGGTCATCTCGGCGTCAACACCTTCACCGGATCGCCCCCCTGGTCTCGGATTCCGTCTCGCAGCAGCTCCAGGAGGATGCGAACGACCTTCGCCTCTCCGCCCGTGATGTGGATCGTAGCACCTCCACCACCACCGCCGGATCCGGCACCTGGACCCGTACGCCGCGCCACTGCCGCCTTGCTGATTCGTTCTCCCCGGTGGACCACGGCGAGGCCGGTGCGCTGGATGTCACCACCCGAAGCGAGATACGGGATGTTGGGGGTGCCGAACGAGGCCGACGGGACGTTGATCCCCATGAACGACCCACCACCGATGGTGAAACTGAGGTTGTTCCACCCGCCGATGATCCGGTTGACGATCCCCTTGAACCCGGACCACAGGGGGCTAAACATGTTGCTCAACGCACCCCGGACCTTGCCCGGTAGCCTGCCGATGAACGAGATGAACTGGCTGATCCTGGAGGTTACGCCGTTCCAGACCGAGGCGATTCCATGCCCTAGTCCTATGAAGAAGTTTTTGATCTGGTTGACTGCCAGCAGGAGCGAGTTCTTCTGGGAAACGAACACGCTCACGATCATGTGCCACGCCGCGACGAAGAAGTTGGCGAACGGTCCGGCGAACCACGCCCCCACCGCCTTGAGGAAGCCCCAGACGCCGCGCCAGATGGTTTGGAAGAACTGCGTCTTGGTTGCCAATAGAACGATGACCGCGATCGCCACGATGATTGCGGCGACGATCCAGGTAATCGGGCTTGCCCAGAACGCCGAGTTCATCATCCAGGTGGCTACGGTCAACACGCCCTCGACCACGGCCAGGATCTTCATGGCTCCTTGGAAGGCGATGAACCCCGCCACCAGTGCGGTGATGACGTTGGGGGGGATTGCGGCGATCAGCGACGCCAGACCGGAGGCGATGGCCAACGAAATCGGAGCGAGCGGGGCGACAGCCTGCGCGATGTGGACTGCCGCTGTCGCCAGGTTCCCCAGTAGCGCGAGCACGGCCGGACCGTTCTGCTGTGCGTAGGCAAGGAACCGCGAGAATCCCGAATCAGAATCGGTGCTCTTTGCCCACGTCGCCCACTTGCCGGTCATCCGCTCGATCCAGTCCAGCATGCCCTGTCCACCGGCAGCCGACCGACCAAACATGTTGCCCAGCGCGGTAGTCACGTTGACGATGATCCGCCACAGGGAGTCCATCGCGGGGCGGGCCCGCGCGGCGAGGCGCTCGATGAATCCGCCTGCCACGACTCGCTCCAGGGCTGACAGGAGTCTGCTGGCTGCCGCCTTGCCGATGTCGAACAACGGCTGGAGCTTGCCGATGCTCGTCTCCAGCAGTTTGTACCCACGACCGATCAACCCGAACACTCCGGGCTTGTTCTTGTCGACGAACTTGTCCCAGCTGTCTTTCATACCGATGTACGCCATCGTCGCGTTGCGCGTCTCGGGCGGCAGGTTGGCGAGGCGAGCCTGAAGCTCCAGCGACGCGTCGGCCTGCTTCTTCAGGTATTTGGCGTTGTCCTGTCCCGCTGCGGCAGCCAACTGCGCCTCGCGTCCGTACAGGGCCATCTTGTCCCGAAGACCCTCGACCTTGGTGGCCGCTTCGTTGACGTCGCCCATCGCGCTACCTGTCACGGCACCGAAGACCCCGGCCGCAGCTCCTGCCGCCCCCAACGCCACGCCGAACCCCATGACGGCTGTTCCGGCTGACGCGAGGACGGGCAGGAGCGCAGGTCCACCCAGTGCTTTAGCAACGAAAGACCCGGTGTTCTCGGCGGTCCGCTTGAGCTTGGCCATCACGCCCTGCGTGTGGTCCCGGGCGATGATCTTGAAGATCAGGCTCGTGTCGGCCACCGGTCACCCCCCTCGCTACTTGTCAAGCTCGGCCCGGATCGCGTCAACTGCCGCGCATGCCTGGTGGTATCTTAGCACGGACATCCGGTCCTGCTCTCCCGGCGGGATGTGGAGGTGGATGCAGATCTCGATCCAGTACTCCTCAAACAGCTGGGCTAGTTTGCTTTTCCCACTTCTTCGATCTCGCCCGAGATCACACCGGTCTCGCGCTCCATCGCGTCGGCAATGTCACGGTCGAACGCAGCCTCGAACGCCTCGCGGACCTCGTCCGCCATCTTGGTCTTGGCGATCCGCTCGCGCAGTTCACGCAGCTCGTCCACCGACATCTCAACCTTGAGCTGACGACGCTTGAAGTTCGGGGCGTCTTTGTAGGCGAGACTCCGGTGTTCGAGTCGCAGCAGGTGCCAGAGCAGGACCGAACGGGCCCGCATGTTCGCTCCGCGCACCAGCTCCAGCCAGGTGTCGAAGTTGGCCGGAGCGCCACCGATCGGGCCCATCGCCTTCTCGATGTCCTCGCCCTGCCGACGGTCTACGTCGTCGGGGTCGAACACCCAAGTCCTCAGCGGGCTGCCGTCTTCCAGATCGTAGGTTACGAACATCAGTCTCGTCCTCCTGGGTCCGATTACCGGATGCGCCGGATCTCGTTGGCCATCTTACCAGCCACCTCGTCCAGAGCTTGAATGATCTCTTGCCGGACCATCGGGTAATCCGTGGAGGACGCGCCGTCGAACCAATCGGTCGGTTCCATCCGCTGGGTGGTCACGGTCCCGCCGAGATTCTGCGGGTGCCAGCCGCTCTCCCGGTTGAACGCCCTGCCCGCGTACTGGAAGTCTCGAGGCATGCCGCGCGCTCGTTGAACGATCGAGACCCCGGTGTTCCGCCCGGACCACCTCGTGTTGGCCGAGATCTTCCGTGCGATCGCCTGCCGCATCGAGGTCTTCGACTTGCCCTGCGAAGGGAGCGCCAGCACCCGTGCCTTACGTTCGGCCACCATCGGTGCCAGGATCGACCGCAGCCGCTTGCTGACACTGCGCTTGATGTCCTTGGAGACGCCCTCGGCTCGGAATGCCCTTCCAAGGTGGTTCATCGCCCGGCGGAGGTCTCGGTCGTCTATCCGGATCATGCCGTGCCTCCCGGCGGTATCGTCGTGGTATCTCCTGTGCCCGTCCGCGAATTAGCGGGGCCGGGTGGGGCTGTCCGTACCCCACCCGGCCCCCACCCCCGGAGAAGGCCTCTTCTTATGTCGAAGTCGCTCGCGCCATCGGGCCGGACATCGGGAACGTCACGTCGACCTCAGCCACGTCACCAACCGCGCCGGAGATCGGCACCCACTCATTCACCAGCAGAGAGCCGGAGTACTGCGGGTTCGACGTGGTCACGGCGTCGAGGTCGGCCCGCGCTTTCCAGGTCACCACGCTCCGGCGCAGTGCCCACATCAGCGCGTCCAGCTCGCCCACGGTGTAGCTGTTCTTGAAGGTGATGCCGATGGTGCCGGATTCCAGCCCGCCGAGCACCTCCTCGGCTCCACCCGACGCGTACGTCGTGGTCTTCTTGTCCTCGAACTTGTCGTCCAGCTCAAGCTTAGCGCACCACTGCGTCAGATCGACGCCGTTGATGTCAAGCTGCGCATCGAGCAGCACCTTCTTGGGCATGGTTCACACTCCTACTCGATACCCAGCGTGACTAGAAACAGGAAACTCGGGGTCGTACCGGTGATCGTCCACACGATTCGCCAGTACCGCTCGTTTCCGGGGCTGACGATCTCCAGCGCCTCGCCCCCGATGGCAGTCTTGGCAGCGAACGTCCCACGCAGGGTCGGGGTGGTCATGCCGCTGTTGTCATCCGACTGAACGGAGACTGTGAGGGTCGGCGTGCCCGTCCCGGAGACCGAGAGCACATGCAGGTTGGCGTAGACTCTCTGCCCCGTGGTCGGACCTGCCGAGAAATCGACAGCGGTGCCGTTACCGGCTGCGATCCGGGGGGTTCCGCTCTGGTGCATCGACTGACCGCGCACCAGCGGCTTCGATCCGGTGGCGTCGGCCTCCCACGGGGCGACCTCACCCACCGCATCGAACAGCTTGCTTGAGGTGCGCAGCGCGGATGTCAGGTACATCAGGTTGCCGGGGGCGGTGTCGCTGGCGTTGGTCGGGCCGACTGACCACGGCTCGATCACCCGGCGGTTCTCCCAGAACGTGTCGTCTGGCTTGCCGGAGTCGCCAGCTTCCCACTGCCCCGATCCGTTGATGCTGACCGACCCGAGCCCGCCGAGCAGCTCTTCAGCACCACCGGACTTGAAGTTGGTGGTCTTCTTGTCTTCCCACTTCTCACCGATGCTGATCTTATTCGACCAGCCGGACAGGTCGGCTCCCGAGACGAAGACCCGGGTGTCGAGCATGACCATCTTACCCATTAGGCGTCTCCGATCACGAAGATGTCGAGTTCGACCCCGTAGAACTTCGACTCGCCCACCACGAACAGGCGGTTGCCCTTCATGGACTTGACCTGAGACGAGTCGACGGTCCCGCCGAGGGTCTTATCGGCGGAGAGTGCCTGGACCAACGCGGTCGGCCCGGTGCCTGACATGAACGTGCGCAGTTTGCGCTGTGCCGCCTTGTCATCGAACCTGGCCACCAGGACTCGGCAGGTGATGATCGCCTCGTCGGTGCCAGTCCGCCCGGGGGTGACCGGCCTGCGCCGGAATGTCACATCGAAGTCGACATCGATCTCTCCGACGTAGAAGCCGATGTTGGCGAGGTCGTCCGGCACCTCGGAGTACGCGTTGATGCCAGGCACTGTGTTGGCTGCCGCCTCCAGGGCGTCCGCAACCGCGTTCCAGTCCATCAGCCGATCCCGGGGTTGATGTAGCCGCCACCCTCGAGGATGGCTTGAACGTCGGGGTCGAGGCGGGGGATCCGAGTGAGACCCCATTCTGCCGACCCGGCGATGCCCTCCGGGGATCCGCGCCGTCGGTAGAACCGGTGCGCCTGGAGCTGGTTGGCCATGACGATATCGTCCGGCACCTGAGGCCAGCCCCAATACGCTTGGACGCTGAACTCCTCGGGGATGGTGGTGCCCCACGGGATCTTGATCGCCTTGACCGGCTTGTTCTCCCGGAACTGGATGCTCGCCTCGAACAGGGTCGCTCCGGTGACTCCGGAGACCGAGAAGCCTGTTGCCGACGCGATGGCGTCCGGGAGGAGCAGTTTGTAGTACGCGAGGCCGCTGCGTCGCACCGGGCGGATTCGCCCTTCGGTTGCGATCGCGATCGTCTCCAGGTCGCTGCCCTTCCAGAACGTCGTGTAGCCCGTCCGGTTGTTGATCGCCCTCGCAGCACCCATCACCGCGCGCTCGCCAAGCTCATCCTCGGCGGAGTCGGTCACGCCGAGCACATCTTTGAGCTGAGTCCACGTGATGTACGGGTCTCCGACTGCCAACGCGACACCTCCCCCTCGGCCCCTGCACGTACGGGCAGTGTACCAGGCCGAGGGGGGCGGCGTGCTCTAACAATCAACCCCGCAGGGCTGCGATCTGCTCTGCCTGCTGCTTCCGGCTCGAACGCAACCAGCGGATGTACGCCGACCGGTCCCGCTCGTACTGATCGGGCCCGTTCACCCTGACGTACCCGCTGTCCCATTCGCTCTTGTTGGCGACCGGGTGCATGTGCTCAATGAACACGGACGGCAGGTACCGGATGCACCTGGCCGCCTTGCCGAGTTCGAGAACCGCATTGTCACAGTAGAGGTGCTCGACATCGGCGGGGACCATCCGACCCAACGTGCGGATGATCGGCTCGGACATCGCCCACCACGTCGGCAGCTTGATGTCCTTCAGCCCGTCTCGACCGTAGAAGATCCCGGGGCCGTGTGTCCTGGAGGCGGCAGCCAACGCAACAGCCCACCCCGGTGTGCGTGGAAGGTGGTCGTCACCCATGAACCCCACGACATCGGCCTGGACCGTCACGGCGACCTCGTTCAACTTGCGCACCATCGGGGTCCAGTACTGAACGCACGCAACCTCCATCCACGGGTGTCGCGCCAACGCGTCCTGGTACTGAATGGCCATCGGGTCGTCGAGGTCGAGAATCCAGATCAGTCGGGCCTCTTTGAGCGGGTCAGTCTGCTCCCAGGCCTCTGCCTGCCTGTCGACAGACTCCGGTCGCCCCCTGCTGGGGATCAGCATCGCCACGCCGGTCACTGCGTCTTCTTCCACCAGCCGCAGGGTGAGTGCGACACCGAAAAGGCACCCTCGATTTCAGTGTCGCGATACCAGCCGCCCCGGGCCTCCGGGTTCCACGTGCGGATTGCGGCGAGGGGCCCACCGACCTCGGGGATCTTCGCCCCGCCTCGCCGAGCATCCTCGTCGTACCACGTGTCGAAGCAGCCGTCCTCGACCACCAGGAAGCTGCCCGGGGTGACCAGCTCGGAATAGAGCCGGATCTCCTCCAGGACGTGCGGGGCGTGGTGGTCCGAATCAAGGATCACCATGGTCCGCTTGCCGCGCGCCCACTCGGCGACCACCGAGTACAAGTGCCGGTCGGTCGAGTCACCGATGACGTACTGAATGTTCCGGTTGTGGGTGTCGTAGTTCTTGGCAGTCCACCCGATCAGCGGGTTGGTGTCGATCGAGACCACGAGGGCGTTGCGTGCAGTCTCGTGCAGCCATCCGGCCGAACCGCCCCACCGGGTGCCGGTCTCGATGATCACTTCGGGCTGCGCGATCCCGATCCCCATCTGCAACCGGCTGAGGTCCTGCCAGCATTTCTGGGTCTTGCGCCCGTACGCGAACACCTCGAATGTACCCTCGTGGAACGTCGCGAGGGTTTGGTCATTGCTCCAGTTAGGCAGGGGCTCCATCGCTGCCTCCCCCGAACACCGGATCGACGTCGGGCTGTTCGTACATGTCGGCCGAGATCCAGATGTCCTTGTGATGGGTCGTCTGGATTCCGGTGTGGACGTACGCCGGGTAGCCCGCCCGGTTGGCCCGGTAGCAGAATGACAGGTCCTCAGAGATCGGCTTACCGTCTCCGTAGGCCACCGGCGTGTACCAGTGATCGCCGTCCTTCAGCTCGATAGCCTCGAGGACCGTTCGGTGAATCAGGATGAACGCAGACCCGGTTCCGGCGACCGGCACCAGCTCGTTCTCCGGGTACGTGCTCATGTTGATGAACCCGAGCGTCCCGGCTCGATCTCGCGCCATGCCGAACATCGTTGGCAGCGGACGGACGATGAATCCACCCGACCCGTCCGGTCGGATGTTCCTCGCGGCGAAGCACAGCCCACCGACGATCGGTCGGTCGATCGGGTCAGCGGCAGCCACCAACCGATCCAGCGCGTCGGCCTCGAACCCCATGTCGGTATCGACCCAGAAGAACCACTCGTGGGGGCTGTTGTCCAGGAACCACCGAACGGCGGTGTTGCGTCCCTCGACCAGGCCGTGCGGGCCCGAACAGAACACTCGGTACGGTGCGCTGCCGACGAGGTTCATGCCGACCGACTTGTCGTAGGCGAGCATGTCCATCATCGAAGAGTGCCACGAATGCGACACCCGGTGCTCGTGCGCGTATGCGATCTGCACCCGGCCGTCCCACCCCACGAGGATGCCCTCGTCGGTCACGCCCGCGAACTCGTCGGGGCTCTGGGGCACTGGGGCCGGGGTGGCGGCTGCCGTCGTCTCCGGAGCGGTCTCCGGCGTCGAATCAGGCATTGCGGGGCGGGGCCTGCACGACCGGCGGGGTGACCGTACGTTCCATCCGGTTCTCGCCCGGACGCTGCATCGCGGAGCGCACGATATCCGGCCCCTGGATCTCCGCACCCGGCTCCTTGTCCGTGAACAGGTCGGGGCGTTCCTTCGCCAGGGCGTGATTCTCGTCGATCGACTGGCCCTTGCGCAGCGGCATCATGCCGCCGCTCCAGGTCACGGCCCCGGCGGTTTTGGCGTACAACACGGTGGTCTCCTGTCTCGTCCCAGTGTGGACGCCGGGGTCGACCAGAACGGGGGGAACGACCGGCCCCGGCGTCCATCCTAGTATAGACCACGGCCCCCCGCATCCGGGGACGAGTCCGAATGCGGGGGGCCGGGGGCGAGGGACGGGTTAGCTGGTCTTGTTCTGGAGGAGCTGGAACGCGGTCGGGTCCACAACGTCCGCACCGACTCGGGCGTAGGCGAACCATCCGCGCTGGCCGGTCGGGCGGTTGTTGGTCACGTCGAACAGCATCGGCACGAACTCGATGTTCATGCCCGCGCGCTGCGCGACGAGGTAGCCCTTCATGTTGCCGACGATGAGTTCGTTGGCTGCCGCCGTGCCCGCAGCCGCAGAGTCCATGTAGTCGGTCATCGGGTACTCGCGACCGAACAGACGCGGGATGGCCGACTCGGTGATGTTGACCGTGAAGTTCGGGTCCACCGTGCCGAGCTGGCGGATCGCGTTCTGGACCGAGGTCGAAGAGAGCCAGGTCGCCTCGTCGCGGTGACGCTCCGGCAGGCGGGCCCACATCGCGTAGATGTCGGAAGCCGCGATGACGCCGGAAGCCGCAACCGCAGTCGAGACGTCCGGGCTGGTCTGGAGCACCAGCCGGGAGACCAGACCGCGCGGGGTGCTGCTCGCCGAACCCGTGATGAGCTTGTCGGCCAGCAGCTCGCGGTAACCGCGACCCAGCATCTCCGACATGGCCTCCGCGAAACCGGGCCAGTCCTGCCCGATCTCGATCGAGTACGGGATGAAGCCGTCGGCACGCTGCGCCGCGACCTCCGGCTGAGTGATCGTCGGAGAGTTGTCGTTGGCCGTCGCCGCTTCCGCGTCGAACTTCCAGGAGACACCCGCCGAGCTGAGACCCTTCCAGCGGTCGGTGGTGATCGTCTCGACCCGTGCCCGGCTGAGCAGGGCGTTGGAGCTGCCCTGCGCGGTCAGGATGATGGTCGGGTCGATCACGACGGGGACAGCGAAGCCACCCGCACCACCGGAACCGATCGCCATGGCCCGCTGGATCGTCTGGACTTCCTGGACCGCGCGACCCTCCTCCGGCGTGAACACCGGGTGCAGGCTGCCCGTGGCCTTCTGGAACGCCGACCGGTATGCCGGGTTCGAGGTGGCGATCAGGTACGCAGCGAGGAGCTGGCCGTCGGTGTCGCCGTTCTTGGTCCGGAGCGTCTTCTCGATCCGCTCCTTCTGGTCGGCCCGCAGGTGCGCGCCGATGGCCTTGTCGTCGAGGATGCCCAGCGACCGGCTGACCAGGTCCATGTGGATCGACGGGTCGGAGGCGAAGGCCGCGTGACGCGACAGGTCGAACCGAGTGTCCTTGTCGACTCCCGGGCGAACCGAGACACTACCATATTTGGCCCGCGCGGCAGCCAACCGAGACGCCCGAGTCTCCCGAGCGGTGATCTCGGACCGCAGTGTCTTCAGCTGCTCCTCGTTGCCGTCGAACTCGGCCTGCAGCTTGTCGAACTCGGTCTGCTTGCCCGACCGGGTCTCGGTCGAACCGGCCTCGCTGATCTCCTCGTTGAGGACGTCGAGGTTGGCCAGGAGTTCCCGCTGGCGGGCTTCGAGCCGCTCGATCGGGTCCTCGTCAGCCGCCCCACCGACGAACCAGACCGGAGCGCCGTTCTTGCGGTAGCCGATGATTCGCTGCGCGTTCTTGCGGACGAATGCCGCGTGAATCGCGTCCTTGACGTTCTGCATGTTCACCTACCTGCCTTCATCAGTCGAAGTCGCATCGAACGCAAGGTGTCCTCGCGTCGGGTGCGTTCCGCATCGACGAGGCGGGCCGGGACGTCAGTCTCGGGTGCCGAGGTGAAGGGAACCGCGTCCGGGGTGCGTCGTGCCGCCCGGAATGCCTGGAGGCATCGTACCAGCTCGTCGTGCCGCCCGGAAGAACGGATGGCAACCTGATCGAGCCACACATCAGTGAGGGAGCGCATCCCGACACTCGCAGTCGGCGAGGCGGGCCAGGTGACCGGTCCGGCCTCGAACGTCCGGGTCTCGGAGATCGTCCGTTCCGGGAGGCCATCCGGGTTGTGATCCGAGACCCCGGGTTCATTCACCCAGTCCTCACGCATGACATCGAACATGAAGCTCGACCCGTACGCGCCGTCTCGGATACCCGGGAGCAGGTCTCGGTTGTAGGAGGTGTCATAAAGCGGCACTTCCAGCTCCGGCCCGTGATATCCGTCTACGTTCACCTCCTCGAACCTGGTGGGCAGGCCGAGGAGCTTGTCACCAACGTGGAGGTCCGTGCCGTGGTTGTAGAGCACCTTGGTGTTGTACCGGCCGTCCGAGCGCTTCGCGTTGGCTGCCGTCCGCTTGAACGCCCCCGGCATCGTGCGCTCCAGGAACCGACCCTCCCACATCGAGTTGATCTCGTACCAGGTGTCGAACGGCGAGAACCGGACAACCATGGTCCCGAGATCGTCCTCACCTGCGTCGCGGGTCTTCAACTCGGCAGCGCGAGCGACGAGTAGGCCTTTGATTCGCATTCTTACCTCCCAGTCCTACGCGCGGTTGAAGACGAAGTCACAAAACAGGTTGAGCGTGGTCGGTGACGTGGGGAACGCCAGGTCTGCCGCAGCCACGAAGTACGCCCCATCTGCGGTCAGGTCGCCCGAGACGTGAGGCCACGGGTACGACGGAGTGTACGGGTACCGGTTCTGCGTCCACCCCACCGCCATGTAATCAACTCCAGCGGTGATGGGAACCACCGGGGTAAATGCGGCGTTGTTCCAGGCGTTGGCTGTCGGAGCACCGAACGTCGCTGTCTTCAGTTGGGCCATGTCCGACACTCGGTAGATCGCGCACTTGGCCGTGGTCGGGGGCGACGAACCGAAGTACCACCGACCCATCGAGATGTTGCCGTTCCGGCTCGAACGGAATCGGACGCCCTGGGAGAGGGCAAGCCCGTCCTCCGCGATCCCGAACGGGGTCTCGCCAGTGAACAGCGACTGATCGCCGGGGTCGGGGTCGCCCGGACCGAAGTCTACCCACACTCCGCCAATCCGAGCCTGCGCCACCGCAGTCGAATCGACCAGCACTCCCCCGATGCAGATCTTGACGGCTGTCATGTCGAGAACACCACATCACCGTTGACGGGGGACACCGGGCCAGACCCACCGACGTAAACCCCCGCCCCGGGGGCTGCGACGTACGCCGAGCCGTTCCAGTAGAACACGGAGGGCGCTCCGATGGCCGACGGGGTCGGCAGAGCAGGCGTGCCGTGTCGGTGGTCCGACCGAGAGATCGAATCCTCCGACCCGCTGTTCGAGGCGAGGCCGTAGGTTGTCTGCGCCGAGACCGCGCCGTAGGTGACCGAACCTCCGCCCGGGTGGGTGTGGGCGACCAGAGCGTACAGCTCGCCGGTTCCATCCTGCGGCACCGGGGCCAGGTCGTTCAGGTCGATCTCTCCGCCGGGTGCGTCGAACGGCACCAGGATGACGAAAGGCTTCTTCCAACCCGGGAAGTCCGGACGAACGTCGTAAGTCCAGCCGGTCGGGCTGGCCGCTGGATCGTTGCCCGCGTACAGCGGAACCGACAGGATACCGTCCGCTGCGACGATCGCCTCAGTCTGCCCAGGGATCAGAAAGTTGTCGTCGTCCGAAGCGGAGGGGAAGATCACCGTGGTGCGTGTGAAGACCAGCCGACCTGCGACCAACGCGCCGTCTTGGTCCCGGATGGTCCCCCTGACCGTGATGAGAGCGGGAAGGGTCACGCGGCACCTCCGGGCGGGTTGGTCGGTTCACCTTCGCCCGGGGGGGCCGCTTCAGCCTTCTGTGCTCCGAGGGTGAGCGCCATCGGCTCGTCGCCCCACTCGACCGGCGGCTGGTTGTCGTCCGCCCGGATCTCGTTGATCTTGTACGCTCCGGTGTCGAGCTTGAGCTTGTTGACCTGCCAGCGCTGCATGGCGTTCGTCTCCAAGAACGCGTCACGTTCAAGGATGGCCACCTGGGGTCGCGGCAGCCAACCGAACCACACACGCTCGATTCGGTTGACCACCTTGCCCACCGTGTACTTCAACAGGGCGATGTCGCGGTCGACCATGTTGCTGTAGGTCATCGAGCCACCGGTGTCGTAACCGAGCACCTCAGCGACGCCGGGGCCGACAATCCGGGCGCACTGCGCCTCAGCGTAACCCTGCGTCTCCAGGAACTGCGATTCCTCCGGCGTGACCTGAAGAGCGGAGTATTTCCAGCCCTTACCGAGGACCACCGGCTCCCGAGTGCCGTACAAGGCAGCCATGAACCGGTCTTTGGCCGTGCGGACCACGTTCTCGTCGGAGAGGTCCGCCAGGTCGTTCGTCAACAGGCCGGTCGGGTGTCCGCCGTCCTGGAACCAAGAGACTCCGAATCGGGTGGCCGAGATCGACAGACCGAGAGTCGCCGCGTGCGCCTGGACCTGGGACAATCCCATCAGAGTCCCAGCGACCGGGTTGATCCGCTTGTGGTAGAACCGGTTGCTCGCGATCGGCTGGCCAGACACCGACCAACTCGGCACGCCGTCGAGCACGCTCACCGAAACCGTGTCCGGGTGGTACAGGTCGGTCTGCCGGATCATTCCGGTCGGACCCTGGTCGATGATCTGGCCGAACACGTTGCCGCGCATGAACCACGACTGGATGAGCTGATAGGTCCAATCCTGCCGCCCGTGCCCCGAACCGTCTGGATCCTCAAGGTAACCAGGGGTCGGACGCTTCCGACGGGTCGGCCCCTCGCCCGAGTAGACACTCAAGGGCAGCTCGGAGACGATCGACGCCACCAGGTCCACGCCGGATCCGAACGCAACCGACTGGAGCGCGGTCTCACCGATCGTGGCGTCGACTTGGTCGTATGTCCCGCCGATGGTTCCATACGTGAACGGGTAGGTTGGCTGCCACGGCTGTGCACGCTTGGCCGTTTGACTACTCCGGCGTGGCCACCACAGACTCACTTGTCACCCCGGGGGGTCTCGCGAGGCGGGACGGACGCCACGATATCTACAGCCCACACCACCAGGCCTGCGACGATGTACCCCGCTGGCCGGTAGACGAGCCAGACGCCGTAGATGGCTATTACGGGCCCCACCACCCCCGGCGCGGCCCGGAGGAGGGACGCTAGAAGCCGAACCGTGAAACCCAGTCCTGCCGCGATCGCTCCGACCATCACGCCCCCTCTCGTCGGTATGCAGTGTACCACGGAAGGGGCCCCTGGCCTACCAGATGTTCTCAAGGGGATTGTAGTCATCTTTGATTTTCTCGATCCGCTCTCGGTATGCCCACATCGCCTCGCTGGCGGTCTTGGCCGGACCGACCTCCACACCGCGCCTGTGGTCGAAAGTGGAACCCCGGACGCCTGCCGGACGGGACGGAACCGAGACAGCCGAGTTCAGGGGGGCCGAATCGTCGTGTCGGATGTTGTTGTTGTTCGCCGAGTCGACAATCATGCCGAAAGCCGTGCCGACGTCGACCGTGTTGGGCAGAATCAGGTCTCCGCGCTTCGGTTCCTCAGCCGACTCCGGCAGCTTGATCTTGATATCAGCCAGGTCGTCAACCGTGGTCTCTCCGGCCGAGTCCGTGGTGAACGCGATTGGGTTGTACTTCTCTTTGATCTCGGCCAGCTTTGGGAATAGCCAGCCTGTCCCCGGCTTGTGCGCGATGACCCCGACGTACCACTTGCCGTCGCGCATCGTGGCGAACCCGATCGTGGCGTGGGTGCGTCGGGCGTTCACGTGGAACGAGACAGCGAAGGGGTTCAACTCGGAGAGCGGGACGTGGCCCTGTGCCCGTTCAGCCCAGACCTCCGGGTCGATCGCCGAGTCGCCCTCCTCCCGGGCACGCGGCAGCCACATGCCACACCGGTCCATCGCAAAGGCCTGACCAGCACCCAGAGTCCGCAGCTCACCTCGGATCGCTCGCTCCCGGAGACCGGTTCCGTTCTCACGCACCAGGCCTAGACTCGGATTCGTCGCCTGCCAGGTCTCCGGGTCGCGCAGGGTCGCCATGCTTGACCGGTCAGACAGGTCGAGCGTCTCGATGCCGTAGTTGAACCAAGCGATACCATCCTCGCCGTTCTCCCCCGCCTCCATGAGGTTGTAGATCCAGGCGTCGTTCTCGCGGGGCGGCGTACCGAAGAACCAAATCTGCGGGTCCTGTTGCGCTGACAGAACGGGCTGAATCGTCTGCATCAGGTCCTCGGTCAGCGCCTGTGCCTCGTCCAGTACGAGCCGGGGGGCCGAGAACCCCAGACCGGTACCGCCCTGCCTCGCCATGAAGCGCAGGCGCGTACCGAACCGGGTCTCGATGCCCTGCTCGCCTTTTGATTTGGCGATGGCCTTGATGTGTCGCCCGAGCAGGTTGTTGTTTGCCTCCGCCAGCGCCTGAATCCGAAGGAACGCCTCCGCCGCAGTTGGGTACAGGTGCGCCGAGTGGATAATCAAGGGGACCTTGTAGATGAACAGCCAGCCGATTTCGAGCGCCATGATGATGTCGCCCTTGCCGTTCTGGCGGGGGACCCAACACCCGCACTGGTCGGCTGCGTTCTCAAGCAGGCCGGTGATCCCCCGGTTCTGCCCGAGCCCTCTTTGCAAGATCCACTGCTGCCACGGGTCGAGCGGACGCTTCAACTGCGACATGAGGTCGATGACCTCGCCTGCCGCAGTCTGGCTGTAGGCCGGGTAGTTTGCAACTCGGGGCGTCATGCTACCCGGCTGCACGACGCTCCACTGCGCGTTGGAAGCTGAGGATGGTGTCGCCGTCGTCGACATTCGTCGTCTCGTCCTTCGACTTAGCCGGTCCTGTTTGCTTCAGTCCGGTCTGCCGGATTTCAAGCATGACGTTTTTGAACACGGACTGTTGGTTGCGGATCTCCGCCAGCACGCCGTTGACCTCAAGCGTGAACTCGGTCCCGTCGTTGGTTACCAAGGATGCCCAGACCTCGATGTCCCCGGCAGCCAGCAACTGCAGCTTGTCCAGTGTGTCCGCCAGCCGGGCTGCTTCATGAACGAGCGCGCGGTGTCCAGCCGCCAAGCCAGTTGCGTCGTAAGCGTCCCAGATAGCCTGGCCACGCTGGCCCAATGCCGCACGCTCGTTCATCAGCCTATCCTATCAGTGGGTGGGGGCCCGTACGTCGTCGGCGTGTGACCCGGTGCAGGCGGGGGCGACGTCATCGACACTCCGAACGCCAGGAGCGCCAGGAGCAGCATCACCAACCCCATCGCGACGATCGCGAGCCCGAAGAACCACTCCGGGGGCTCGGCCCCGTCCGGATGCCACGCCCGCTCGTCCTCGCCCAACACGGCCCCGCAGTCGATGCACCACCGGCCTCGCCCGTTTGCATCGTACCTGCAAGCAGCCGGGGTTAGGCAAGACACCCCGTCTTCATGCCTTCGTTTTGCCCAGGGGACGCCCCTGAACGTCTCGGTCTGAATCCAGACCCCGGGTTGGGCCGGACGCACGATCCCGCCCTCTTTGAACTTACGCAAATCTGCCATATCCCCATCCTATCGTAGGTGTCAAGACCTTCTTTGGTAAGGAGAGAAAGACAAAGGTGAG